ATGACGAAAGCCCGTTTTGAAATAGCCTTTGAGGGCGATCCATTTGACGATGGCGAGATCGATGTCCGTGATCTTGCTCCTACTCTCCTCGCATTCGGCAATGTCGTGCAGGCGGCGAATAAAGCACTCAACGGCGATCGCGCTGATGCTCGTCTCAAAGTCGCAGCAACCGATCAGGGGTCCTTTGTGGCCGCACTTACGATGGATGTCGGCTGGTTAACTGACATGTTGGACGCGGTGAATGCTCACCCTCAGCGCGTTGTCGCTGCTGACAAATTAATGGACCTGCTGATCAAGGCCGGGGGCATTGTGAGCGGCGGAGCGGTCGGCCTCTTTACCGCAATCAAAGTTTTGAGAGGCAAACGGCCGGAAAAGGTTGAGCCACTGGGTGATGGAACCACCCAAATAACGATCAACCACACAACGTTTGTTGTTGATGATCGCACAGTTGCTCTGTTGCAGGACCTACCCACGCGAGAAGCTGTTGAAGACCTCGGAGCGAAGGCGGCGCGTGTCGATGGCCTCGATAGTCTACGCATTGGTGTAGACAGTGGAGATTTCGACGCGGTTCGTCTTTCTCGCAGTGATCTTCAGGCTCTCAAGGTGCCGCCAGAGCCGGATGAACCGGATACTGAGGTCACCCACCGTGATGCATGGTTAAAGATTGTTTCGGTTCATTTCCGTGACGGGTACAAATGGCGTTTTTCGGATGGTGGCGAGCGACCGTTTACTGCGGAGATGGAAGATACCGACTTTCAGAATAAAGTGCAGGAAGGTCTTGTGACTCTGAATGCCAACGACGCAATTCGCTGCCGGCTGCGCGAAGAGCAGTCGCTATCAGCGTCCAGCCTGCTCAAGGTTGTTTATGTCGAAGAAGTGTTGGAGTATCGCCCTGGGGCACGTCAGATGAGTTTGCTCTGACGCGTTAGCTTATTACTGACACACCAGTTCACGCTCATGTGCCGCTCCTTGCTCCACGTCGTTTATCATATTGCGTCCACATGAACGCCGCTACTTTTTGCAAAATAACACGACCATGCAGAGGAAAAAATTCGGAATGAGCGACGAGAATTTATATACTAAAATTCTTCAGTGGGGATACGACCGTGTTGATACCGGAGTAACCTACGCCAATTTCGAAAAGTTCATTATGGAGCTTGGAGTTGAAGTGGGAAGTTCGAGGCAGAATGCGCTCTTTCTTGAACTTTTTGATCACATGGAAAAAAATCTAGTCCCTCACGCAAAACAGCAAGCCATAAGGAACAATGAGTTTTTTCATTTGAACATTGATGCCACTTTTCGCCATTTGGAACGAATAGAGCTTACGGAGGCGCGGGAGGGATCAAGACGGGCATTACTGTGGGCGAGAGTTTCTCTGGGCGCTGCGATCTTCGTGGGCGCAGCCCAAATCTTTCTTGGGTTCTTTGGTTGTTAAGCCGGAAAAGAAAGTTCATGTGATATTGGTTCTGAAAATAGCTAAAAATTGGTAAGAATCTACGTACCAAGGCCGTTAGAGTTCAGGACGGGAAGAAAGTAAGGAAAATGACTAAATCTGTGCATGAGGGATCTGCCGCTGCGTTTAAGATTTTCATGTATTGTGATGAGGATGAATTGTCACAAGGTACTGGATTTCTTTATGGGTACGCTGAAAGAGTTTATTTGGTAACCAACAGGCATAACATTTCAGGGCGGAACCCAGTTACAGGCAGTTTTCTAGATGGCGATAAGCTCCAGCCAAATTGGCTGCGCGCAGGCATCAGGGTTCCCGGGCCTGAAGGGATTGAAACAGCAGAAGTTGCATTCGGATGGGGGTACAGTGGAACTGAAGTTTGGCTCGAGCACCCCACGGGGCCTAGTGTAGACGTAGTAGCGTGCGATGTTTCCGAGTTTTTCAAGGAACGCTCTGGTTCACCAGTTAAAATAAATGAAATTAGTTCTGACCTTTATCGCGTCGAAGTGGCAGATGAGGTTTTTCTTCTAGGCTATCCGTTAGGTCTGCATCTTGACGATTTCCCTATTTGGAAACGTGGAACTATCGCGTCGGAACCAGCCCTTGATTACGAGGGTAAGCCGATGATGCTAGTCGATACTGCGAGCAACAAGGGAATGTCTGGATCTCCGGTGATCTTGCGGAAAAGTAATGGTATGCTGGCTAATGGAGATCAGGTGTTTGGCGGAGATCTCGGCTTTCAATTTGTTGGGGTTTATTCGGGCCGTGTTGCTCCAAAGGGTGACTTGGATGCTCAATTGGGTATGGTGTGGCGGGCTGACGTGGTTGAGGAAATTATAGTGGCTAACACCCAATATGAGCCTCCGAAACGCTAGCCTAAGCTATGTTAAATGACATACTAGCTTGTTGACTTTGTGGGTCGGCGTTCACTACTCGAAGCTTGTGTCCTCTTCCTTCTGCCGTATCGCGGGCTCACCAATTCTGCTACAGATGCGAAATGGAACCTACAGACCAAAAAAAGCACGACCTGGCTGAATATATCGAAGAAATTCAGTCGGCTCTTTCGCAGGACTACAAGCAGATCCAAAAGCGGGTCAAAGAGGATCCGGGCACCGCTGGGGACCAGGCAGAAGAAACTTGGGCTGAGGTTCTCCGCAGATGGTTGCCTGAGCACTTTCACGTTGTCACGAAAGGACGGATTATTGGTTCTTCAGGCACGGCGTCAAGTCAGATTGACGTTCTTGTCCTTTGGCCAAACTACCCACCATTACTGTTGAAAAAAAAGCTCTACATCGCAAGCGGTGTTGCGGCCGCGTTTGAGGTAAAGCTCACGCTCAAACCGCATCACATTAAAAAGGCATTTGAGACTGCTATTCAGCTGAGTGAAATAACTGAAGATGAGCACTTCAAGCGGAAAAATAGAAAGCGGCGTAAGGGCGAGAACTTTGCCTACGAGGAATATCACAGAATTTTCGAGTACGGCATCTTGGCGCACTCTTACGAGACTTCCGATAGTTCGAAGGCCATGGACGCTATCACAGGAAGAATAAGATCACTGGACGCCGACTTGGTGAAGCATCCGAAGCAAATGATTGATTTGGTTTGCGTGCACGGCCTTGGCTCGTGGGTGAGTGAGCGTAAAGCGATAGCCGAGTTTCTCATTGAAACACCGGGTGGGCCAAATCTGTTCGAATTGCATCACCAGCAGCATCCCGTAACAACCTACGTCGCGCATTCCAAAGATAAATGGGGTAAGAACAGCAGTATCTATCACAACTTCTCACCACTGGGAGCCTTTCTCGCTCAACTTTATAGAAAGTTGGCGCGGACGGACGCATCTTTGCTGCCGCTTGCAAACTTCTATTCAACTACGCTCTCTACCGGGCGCGGTGGCGGCCCGGGTTCCAGGCTCTGGACGGAGCTTACTACGCCAGATGAAATCTGGGAAATGTCGGCTGGCATACGGGCTGGAAAAGGCACCATAGCCGATGAGGACTACAGCTTCTTAGGTTTTTAGTCGTAGAGCTTTGCCGGAAGTCCCATTTGAAAAGACTTGGCTACTCATCGCCGACGACCTTCAGTTTGCTCCGGCGCTCCTCAGGTAACTCCGGCCGGAAGTCCCAGCCGTGCTTCAGCAGGCGCTCGGACAGATCATCGGGTGCTAGCTTGCGGTACCGGTTCGCCATGTCAGCTTTTGACCACCCCCCTTGGTCCATGAGGCTGCCGAAATCGCGCGTCTGAGCGTAGAACCACGTCGCCCAGGTGTGGCGCAGCACATGCGGAGTCACATCGTCGCCCAGGCCTGCCAAATCGCGCGCCTTGTTGAAGGCAGTCTGCATCTGGCCACCGCCACTCTCGATCAGCTTAATTTCCTTCCCGTATGGCGTCCGGAACATACGCCCCTTGATCGGAAGGTCGCCCATAAGCTCAACCGATCGTTCTGGGAGCTTGACCCATCGCGCGGAGCTTCGTGTTTTCCCGGCTCCTACCTCGATCGCCGGGATCCACAGCTGCGAGCTGCCCGGGTTCCAATCATCGACGTTGGCGGCGAAGCACTCGCCTGTCCTGCAGCCGGAGCCGAGAAGAAATGCGATCTTTGCCAGTGTGTACGGTTCCGGGTTCGAATGCCTGGGCAGCGTGAGCGTTGCGGCCGCGCTCAAAAGTGCTTCGGCCTCCTCAGGTGTGAGCCAGCGCACCCGCTTGTTATCCGTGGACGGCCGACGTCGATTGCCTTGGGCCCATCTGATTACCGCGGTGATTGGCACCCGTACCTGTCGCCTGACCGTGTCAGCTGCGCGCCCGGGATAGATGGCGACACCAGTTTGGACGATATCCGCTTCGTCAATGTCCTCGATCATGGTGGTTTCTCCAAAGTGGCGGATCAGTTTGGGCAGAAACCGTGCCTCGCCACCCGCGTCGACGTACCCTTTTGCCGCTGACCAGAAAGGTGTGCCCGCAGCCTGTGCTACTGGATTGAGACGACGGTCCCAGAGTTCGCGGTAGATCTTCTCCGCTTTCGCGGTTGCGATTCTCTTGAGGCTCTTGTCACGGATGCCAAGGCGTCGGCGAACCCGCTCGCCTTCGATGTAGAAATCGACTTTCCAGCCCCATTTTTCGTCCCAGATCGGGTCGTAGTCTTTACGCATGCCAATTCCTTTCTGATTTGCGCAATGTGTTCTGGGTAGAAAATCTTTTTCTTCCCGCGCAGCTCATAGTGCGGATGATTTTTGACAATAGCTACGAGATGTCGCCGACAGACCCCGAGCGCGGCTGCGGCACCGTTCATATCGAGGGGTTCGATCACCCATTGGGGGAGGGTTTGGGCATTCATGTGCTGATCACCTTGTACTGTCCTGGCATAAGCCGGAGCGGTTTCGCGTGGGGGGCGGTCACTTCGATGCAGCGGGTACCAAACTCTCGCGCTGTCACCGTGCCGATCTCGGCATCTTGGAGCGTTGTCCTGGCAAAGCGGACCTGGTCGCCGATCTCGGGGAAATGGAAAGGTGCCCTCGAGCAGTAGGGGGAGCTCGAGGGCAAAGTTGCCGTCGCGGGGACAAGTGTTGCGACGGTGGCAGGAACCTGCGGGCGCTGGGCGTTCATGCTTCGATCACCCCGCGCAGTATGTCGTTGGCAGTCACTCCGATGACGGAGGAGGGCATTTCGGTGCCGAGCACTGGAGTGGTCGACAGGCTTTTGGCAATCGCGGCCGGATCCACGCCGTGCTGAAGGAGGAGACTGATGAGGACGCATGCGTCCTGGATCGCGTGTTGCAGCTGCGAGCCGTTGCGTTGACCGTCAGCGTAGAACACTTCAACCGGCCGTGCCGTCGTTTCATCCAGCCCGATCGTGACATGGAAGCTGTGCTGTGCAGTCTCAGTCTTCCATACCACTTCGCGCGTGATCGACGGCCGTCGGTTGGGTGGGCGCTGACGATCGCTCATTGCATGGCACCTTCGATGTCGAGGTGCATGAGGCCGAGTTCGCTTATGCTGGCGTTCCTCTGATCCGGCAGGCCGGTGATCACCAGCAGCTGCATCTTGCTCAGTCTCTCGATCGTGCTTTGGGCATGGCGTTTTTTGAAATCGGGGTTCATCGCAGTCCAGCACTGATCCAGCGGGTTCTGGGAGGGCATCTCAATCAGCCCACCTTCGTTGATCGATCGGTGTGCGTCTTTGAGCGCGGCCAGCTGTTCGTCGGTCAGACGGGCACTCATTGCTGCGTTTCCGCAGTAAGGAGCGCCAGGCGTCTCTGGTTCACGCTGTGACCGCGCGCGGCCATGAGGGTCATCCAGGCTAGCCGGCGCAGTATGGGGCGGTCGTGGTATTGTTCAGGGTTCGCGGCAACTGCCCGCGCGTTGCTGATCATCTGCCCAGATGGCTTCGCCTGGGGGATGGTTGGGATCGCTTGAGTGTGCATAATCGCCTCCGTTGCTATCGGAGACATTAAAGGGGACATTTGTCCCCGTCAATAATAAATAGGGACTATTGTCCCCTATTCGGTATAGCTGAGGGCCGTAGAACTTATCTTTTCACTTGGAATCAATGATGGGGCTCCGCCGGTGGCGGGGCCTCATCGCTGATGAAAACAGTGCAAGGATCAGTTGAGGCTGCGAACTTCGCTAAATTTAAATACAAACTCAGGCCGCGAGATTTTGCTGTTCAGTAGAAAGTTCTGGGTGGAAATGCACCCTTCTGGATCGGTGAAAAATTCGCCCGAAAACGTGACGCTATCACCCGGGGAAAGCGCGCTTACGTCCGCGAACAGGCCGGTACCTGGTTCGATCAACGTTCCTGTGCCTATGTCCGAGATTGCGTTGTTCCAAGTTGAAACCCATGCATCTTTTTCGAGGGTGACCACCAGAACTCCTTTTCCGTCGCCGTTCGCTTTGATGCTGTAGATTGTGCCGTGCCAGTCGTTAACGCGTTTCCCGCTTGGCAGTATTTCACAAATGGTCCGTTCCCGCGATGCGAGTGCTGCGCCTTTTTGCATGTCGTTCGCGGCTGCGTCTGCGGCTTCCCGAGCCGCGGCGACGGCAGTAAGGAATTTTTGCTGTGATGTGGGGGCCGGATCCGGCGTGACGGTTTGAGGGGTGCTCGCCGCCTGGGTATCAGTTGCTTCATTCTGAGCGGCTGCAGGTGCAGCGGGTTCGTCTGGGGAAGGTATAATGAGGCCCAATATAAAAAGGAACGCAAGGATCGCGCCGACCGTCTTCAGTGTCTTCATTATAAAGCCGCTTTTCAGCTTTTGTCCGCAGTGCGGACAGGTCTTGGCGGTCGATGAGACCTCTTTTCCACAAGTTTTGCATGATTTGAGTGAGGCCATTTTGCATTCCCATAATTCGCTTTTTTGTTAAACGCCGGGTCGCTCGGCGCAGCATATGGTAGCTCAGGTTGAAAAAGTGCGCGACACCCTATGGTGGCATTGCATCATTAATTTGTTCTTGTTACGTTCTTTTTTAAGCGGTCGCTCAGGCTGTTGTTGGGGGTAGCTGTGGCCGAGAAAATTATTCTTGATCTGAAGGAGGTTGCTCAGATTCGCTCTTCTCGGCGGCAAGTTGAGCTTTTGCAGCGGTTATTAGAAAGCTCCGAGCACGATCTGATAGCGACTCTAGAAGTCCCAATATCTCATCTTGGTCTGACGCTTTTCGACCCGAAATAAGTTGCTCGGTGGTGAGGCCAAAGTACTTAGCCACCTTCATCGCGTCTTCGACATTGGTTGTTCTGGATTCGATTTGTTTCAGCTTCTTGAGCTGTTCGTAAGAGACACCTGATCCTTCGGCGACCTGCCGTAGCGAGGTGCCAGTTTCTTCCAGCTTTTCCAGCAGCGCTTCGCGAAATGTTCTCATGACCCCATTAGTACCTTCGGGCCTGAAATTTCGTAAGGCGACGGATGTCCCTTGACAAAAGGGGACTATAATCCCCTAGTGTGCCGCTATGACATCGAATGAATTCAAAACATTTATCGAGGAAGAGGCTCGCAAGCGCGGATGCTCTACCACGACGCTTTGCGGCAAGGCCGTTGGCAATAACCGGCTCTATCGAAACCTCGCAGGTGGCGGCAGCTGTACTCTCGATATCGCTGCAAGGTTTAAGGCCTACGTGGAGGCGAACCCTGCGCCAGCTAAGCGGGCGGCATGAATGCACTCCTGTCGATGCATTGGCCCCTGAGCGCCGTTTTGCTTTGTATCCCCTGCCGGGCTGTCCGGTCACCTGGGGCGAAATCCTTGCCGCTTTTTTCCGTATTTCAGCGGCTTGGAACCTCGAGGCGGGTGTTGGAGCCCGCCGCGCATGAGTTGAGTTTGGTAGGCTCAGGCGAGTGCGCGCCTGCGGTCGGGGGGTCGGTCTGCGATCTTCCGGCCGTGCTCGAGGTGTCAGCATGACTGCTCTTTCTCCAAATTCGCCGATCGTCATCTATGTGAATGGCTCGGGTTCCGGTGATCATGTCACCGTTGGGCCTGGTCAGGCGAGCGGACCTTCCTCCGCCAATCACGGGCGGTACGATCCGTACGAAGTGCACCGTGAATTTCCCGCCCGCTGGCAGGCATACATAGTCGCCAATTATCGGAACATCGGACACGTCACTAGCGTGTTCGGAGTGTCCGAAAGAACCGCCAGAAACTGGTGGAAAGGCGAATTCGGGGCCAATGGCGGACACGTCGCGGTCGCCATGCGCGAGCACGGTCAGATCGCGTTCCAGATGCTTTTTGCGGAGGCTGCATAACATGCTGTTTTCGCATATTTTTTTGACCTGCTTCGGACTTATCGCCGGACTTATGTCGGGACTAATCGCTATCGCCCATGCTGCACAGCAGCAAATTTGGTTTGCGGTTAGTCAAACAATTATCAGCCTTTTCAGATACGTACCGCTTTTTTTCCTTTCGAGCGGTACGGGCAGTCCTGGCAGGGTGGGGACCCTGCTGGGCAAAAACTTTCTCCGAGGTGCCACGTCATGACCGTGAATGAATACTTGCGCTTGTTCGACGGCTTGAGCGAACGCCAGATCAGGCGGGCGGTTACGATCAGCCTTTACCTGTTGAAGCGTTCAAAGCGACGAGCCCGTGTCTCATTTTCGGACACGGTTTCTTTCGGGGGGACGCTATGAGCCACAAAGCGACAAACTGGTTTTCAGAGGTCCCGGCTGACGCATTAACGTCAGGCGAGTTTCGCGTCCTGTTTTTTCTTGCTGACTGTCACAACCCCAGCAAGGGGTGCTTCCCTGAGCAGAAGTTTCTTCGCGTTAAGACAGGCCTGTCGAATGGGGGGCTGAATAAATGTCTAAACGGCCTCGAAACGAAGAAACTGATCCGCCGAAAACAGCGGTTTAACCCACAAACCAAAGAACGGCTGTCCACCCTGTACATCCTGGGGTGTGACGAGGATCTGGATACCGAGCCAACTCCACTAAGTGGAGATGGGTCCAACTCCACTTTTGATGCCGATCCATCTCCACTTTTAGGCCAAACCCAACTCCACCCCAGTGGAGACAAACCTGTAAGGGAACCAGTAAAGGAACCTTGCGCGTCGGAAACCGACCCGCAAACAGATGCTTTTTCCAAAGATTTGACAGAGCAGCTGCTGGATCTCCATCCACGCCCTGGTGATCCCATCGAGACCGAGGCGGCGCTGAAAAAGGCGATTGCGGCCGGCACCTCGCCGGAGGTCATCATCTCGGGGGCCCGTGCCTACGCCGAAGAGCAAAAGGGAAACTCGCCGCGCTATGTGGCCTACTCGCAAAATTGGATAACCCGCAAAGGCTGGGTGCCCTTTGCTCCGAAGTCAGCGGCCGAGAGCTCTGCGAACGCCGAGGCCGTCAACAACCGCTGGGCCAACTGGATCAAAGATAAGGCCGTGAGCGCGGTCCACTGTTCGCCCCGTGTTGCCCACCAGCTGTGCCTTGATGGGAAGGTCACCGTCGACGAGTGCCGTGCCGCGGGGATCAACCTATGAGCGCCGTCCACAACGACCCCGCTTCGAATGGCACCACCTTCGGTCGCGTCACCGTGACCGTCGATCTGGCAGCCGGCGATTGCATGATCCACGGCACCCGACCTGGTCCGATCGCGGACGTGCCGGTGCGCAAACGCTTTCACTCGATCGATGAAATTCAGGGGGCCTATCAGGTCCAGCTTGGATTGTCCGCGAGCGATCCGGCCGCGGGTGATGTGGCTCGGGCTCTCAAGTTCGCGGCGCAGCAGCTGCAAAACGCGAAAGGCCGCAAAAATGGATAACGCCGAACAATTCCGTCCCGTTGATCTGTCTGTGTTCCACGCTTCGGCACATATGGCACCGAATGATGGGGACGATGCCCCGGAGCTGCTATGGGTTCCGATCTCGGCCCTGGTCTTTGACGATCGCTACCAGCGGAACATCGAGCAGCGCGGCCGGTCCAACATTCTCAAGATTGCGAAGAGCTTCGATTGGGGGCGGTTTACTCCGCTTTTGGTCGCTCCGGTAAACGGCGGCAAGCTCGCAGTGATCGATGGCCAGCACCGCGCGCATGCTGCTGCGCTTCGGGGGCATCGACGTGTGCCGGCTATGGTCTGCCAGATGTCCCTGAAGGAGCAGGCTCAGGCGTTCGCCTGGGTGAACGGCAACGTCACGGCCGTCTCTGGTTTTCACATCTATCGAGCAGCTCTCGCCTCCGAGGAGCCGTGGGCGGTCAACTCACAGGCCGCGGTCGCAGCTGCTGGGTGCCGGCTCATGCATGGGAATTCGTCAGCTTCGATGAAGAAACCCCGCGATCTGTACTGCATCTCCACAATCAGGAAGCTGGTCGACAACCGCCGCGCAGAGACGGTGACCCGCGCGCTCGACGCTCTGTCGAAGTCCGCCCAGGGTGACGACGTCCATATGTACTCTGCTGACGTGCTGGGGCCGTGGCTGTCGGTTGTGGATCAGTTCCACAAGGTTCCCACTTCGGTCCTGGTGGAGTTTATCAACGCAAACTCTTTCGACAGCATTTTGCGCGGTGTCTCGAAGTTGCGCGAAACGCCCGAACACTTCCGCAGCTCAGGCCGCGCGCTATTCGAGCGCTCCCTGGTCGCACTGTTCAAGAAATACATGCGGGAGCGGGTGGCTTGACTGAACGCATGACCGCGGCCGAGTTCGCTGCAATCCAAACCCAGCCCAAAAAGCAGAAGTATGGGGCCGTGCGCAAAGAGCTTGATGGCATAAGTTTCGATTCCAAGCATGAGGCTCGGTGTTACGCCGGTCTGCGCCAGCTCGAGCGGGTCGGGAAAATTGCCGACCTCCAGCTGCAGGTGAAGATCCCCTTGTTCGGCCGCGATGGTCCGTTGCGCACCCGCACGGGGAGACACATGAGGCTGACGGTCGATTTTGCCTACACCGATCTGGAAACAGGGTTGCGCGTCTACAAGGATGCCAAGGGCACTCCAACAAGAGACTATGAGGTTCGCCGCGCTGTCGCGCAGGCCCAGGGCATCGAGGTGGTCGAAGTATGACGGATGTACTGACCACAATGGATCGCGTTCGCGTCTATGCCGCGGTTTCGCCCGAGGTCACGATCGACAACAAGACGGCGACGGTTCTCTGCACACTAGCTGATGTCGGAGTTCGAGCTCATCGTCTTGCCGAGCGGGAGGCGGAGCTGAAGAAAGGCCTCGACACCCTTCGGATCGGCCGTGAGCGCCTGAAGCACGATACAGAATATTTGGAGGGCGTTCGGCGCACCGCGATGGCCGCATTTGCGATCGGGATTTTGAGCGCTCTATTTTCGGTGTTTGTATGAAGGCTCACCAATTGCTTGATCTCGCAGTCGCTTGGATGCGTGAGACCTATCCCGGATCGCTGATCGTGAATGAGTTCAGTGTCGCCGATTGGGGTGGTGCCCGTGTCGATGTCGCGGCAATCACCGAGAACGAGATCGTCGGTGTAGAGATCAAGGGAGACGGAGACAGCCCAGCGCGTCTGGATCTGCAAGGGCATGTGTATGGCCGTGTCTGTCGCAAGATGTGGTTACTGCCCAGCGCTGGGCTGCAGGATAAGTGCTTTGGCAAACGCCCTGCCGGATGGGGACGCCTGGAAGTCATCGATGGAGCAGTTCGCCCCTACAACCGCGCAACAAAGCTAGGGGAGCGCATCCCAACGCCTCGGGGGGGATACACCTACGAGACCTTGCGAGACGAGAGCAGGTTTGACCCGTGTGCCCCATCGGAGGGGAAGTTCCTGTGTCCACGCAGTATGTGCGGCACCTTATGGCGCGACGAGCTCTTTGCGATCGCCAAGGCGTACCAGCTGAAGGTCACGCAGCGGCCGCACGTCCATATCCTGACTGATGTGATTTGCGAGCAGCTGCCCGCCCCTGCGATACACACAGCAATGATCGAGGCTCTGCGCCGTCGTGTCTGGCGCAAGCCTATCATCGACACGCGGTTTCATCCTGGCGCGCTGGGCGACGTCCAAGAGACTACGGGGACGCTGCTATGAGCGCGATGGCAGAGTTTGTTGGTCTGCGCCCGTATGGCGGCTTTGATTTGATCATGGCTGACAATCCTTGGCGCTTTGACCTGTATTCCGCAGCTGGTGAGGCGAAGGCTCCGCAGGCGCACTATGACTGTATGAGCCTGGACGATCTGGCAGCTTTGCCGGTTGAGGCCGTCGCAGCGAAGGATTGCCTTCTCTGGCTTTGGGCGCTGAACCCGATGTTGCCGCAGGCTCTACGGATCATGGACGCCTGGGGCTTCGAGTTTAAGACGGCCGGCACGTGGGTGAAGCGGACCAAGCACGGCAAGGACTGCTTTGGTACCGGCTATGTTCTGCGCTCATCGAATGAGCCGTTCCTTATCGGGACGAGGGGGTCGCCGAAGACGACGCGTTCCACCCGGTCAACAATCCCCAGCTATGACGACGGGTTCCATTCGGATGGCACGGCTTGGCCTGCCAGTTCCATCACGATCGAGGCAAAGGCGCGCGAGCACAGCCGGAAGCCGGATGAGGCTTTTGCGGCCGCAGAGGGACTGATGCCCAATGCGAAGCGCCTAGAGATGTTTTCACGCCAATCCCGGCAGGGTTGGACGGTTTGGGGTAATGAGACGGGGAAATTTGATGCGGCGTGATCTGGTGGCAAGATTGCCGGAATCGGTTGAGGAAATTGCGGAGGTGCTCGGGCGCGACAAGGCGCTTGAGTTCATCGGGAAGCTGCCCCCTTCGGGTTCGCGGTCCTGGCGCGTCTGCGTCTACATCCCCAAGCGCATTTCTCTGGACCATAAGCTGGTCCAGCTGCTCGGATGGCAGGATGCCTGCAAGATGGTCTACGCCTTTTCGGGAATGATCCTGCAGCCAAGTAATTGCCGGTTCATCCATCGGAAGCACCGCGATCGGGAGATTGTACGGATGCAGGCCGAGGGCATGGATATTGCCGAGATTGCCGATCGCGTGGAGCTTTCGACCTATCGGGTTCGCGAGATCATCGCGCTGCAGGGTGGTTCCTGATGGCGTGTCTGGACGATTTTTCATTTCAACAAAGCAAGGGGGCCGTGTCGTGAGCGGAAAGATGAAGCGCGTGATTGCGCATTGGACAGCTGGGGCGGGTCGCGCCTCGAGGGAGGATAAGGAGCACTACCATCTCATGGTCGAATACGACGGGTCGGTGGTGCGTGGCAAAGAGGATGTAGAGGATAACATCGTCACGTCTGATGGTGATTATGCAGCCCACACGTTGCGGCTCAATACCGGGTCGATCGGGGTCGCCATGTGCGGCATGCGCGGCGCTGTAGAGCATCCCTTCGATGCTGGGCCGTCACCGCTCAACGAGGCGCAGTTCAACGCGTTCTGTAAGCTCGTTGCGGACCTCTGCGTTGAGTATGGCATCCCTGTGACGCCCCAGACTGTTCTGACGCATGCTGAGGTGCAGACAACGCTCGGGGTCCAGCAGCGTGGCAAATGGGATGTTGCGCGCTTGCCCTGGCGCGATGACTTGCGCGGCGCGCGATCCGTAGGCGATTACATGCGGCAGCGCATCACCTTGATGCTGGGCGGTGTCGAAGTGCTCCAGACCAACCGGCCTACCCTACGCTTCGGCGACAAGTCTGTGGATGTTGGCGTGTGGCAGGTAGAGCTGTCCGATCGCGGCTACCACCTGGGCCGTGCTGATAAGGACTTCGGCCGGCTGACCCGCGCTGCCACCTTGGCTTTCCAGGCTGACAATGGGTTGCCGTCTGACGGCGTCGTTGATGCTGACGATTGGCTTCAGGTGGTCAAAGCTGCGCCGCGGCCGGAGCGTTTCGTCACCCAAGAGGAAATTGACCGGGAGAGCGGTACCGCCCAGGACGCGCAGATGACGGCGCGTGTTGGCGACCTTGTGGGCATCGGTGGTGTCGCCGGGATCGCTACCCAAGCAAAGCAGGCTGGTGACGCCGCGCAGGCCGCGTCTGGAGTCATGGGGCAGCTTAGCGCGATGGTGACCGAGCATTGGCCTGCCCTGCTGCTGTGCGGGCTCTGCGTCGTTGCATGGTTCGCACTCCGAGCACTCGGATATTCTACCCGTCGTCGCCGGCTGCGGGATGCACGTGAAAACAGGAGCCTCGCACGATGAACCTATCAACCTTAAAAGAAACGGCCGGGCTTATCGCTGACTTCGCCTTGGGATATTTTCTGGTCTGGGCATTCATTGCATTCATTCTTTGGGATGCAGGATGGATGACGATGCCGAGTGCTCGTCTGGTCGGCGCAATCGCCTTGTATTGGACTTGCCACCCTTACTTCAAAAAGAGCGCATCCGAATGATCGGCCTGTTCGCACATCGGTTCATGCGCTCGGCATGGGGTCGCTACCTCATGCTCGGCATCGCCATCTTGGCTGGCCTGAAAGGCTGGGGCGAGATCAAAGAACGGGACGGACGTCGTGACGCTAAATCGCGTCAGTCCCTCGATACCATCAAAACCATGAGGAGGATGCAGGATGCGGGTTCTGCCGTTGCTACTGATCGTCGGTCTATCGTTGATCGCTTGCGTGAAGGAGGGCTCTAGCGTGTTGCCGGGCGTGAAGGAATACTCGCGCGCGGTCCAGGCGCAGGCCGCTGATGAGCTCGAGGCACTGCCCGAGGGTTCGGTGCTGCCGGTGTTGATTGGCGACTATGCCGTGCTGCGTGAGCAGCTGCGCGCAGGGGGGGCACACTGATGTGGGGGATTGCCTTTTCGTGGCAACCGAGCGCTTGGCGCTTTGGTCGGCGCGACGCATACGATGATGTTCTCGATCGCATTGTGGGTGTCTGGTGGTGCTGCGGTCCTGTGGCGATTTGTTATGACTATGAATAGCCCACAGAAAAAACGGGTCCTTCCTCGGGGGGAGGGGCCAGTGGGTTGTCACGGTCGCAAAAAACAATTTGTGGGTGCGCCATTTTTTCCATTTCGTTTCGTTTTAGGAGCAGCGCTTGTCTGATCTGATTTCTTACACCGACGTCGAGATGTTGCCGCCTGGTGACCTGACGCCGTATGACCGAAACTCGCGGACCCACAGCTCTGAGCAGGTCAGCCAGATCGCGGCATCGATCCGCGAGTTCGGGTTCACCAACCCGGTGCTGGTCGGCGAGGACGGCACCATCATCGCCGGCCACGGTCGGGTGCTTGCAGCCTTAGAAATAGGGATGTCGCAGGTTCCGTGCCTCAGAATTACCGGCCTGTCAGACGAGCAGCGGCGCGCCTATATCATCGCCGACAACAAGCTGGCGCTTAACGCCGGGTGGGATGATGAGCTGCTGAAGCTGGAGCTTGGCGAGCTGCGCGATCTGGGATTTGACCTCGGGGTTGTGGGCTTTGATCAATCCGAATTAGACGAACTTTTTGTCGATCTCGACGGCCTGGAAGAGGAAGGAAAAACCGAAGACGACGAGGTGCCGCCGATCGGGGGGGACTTCGTTTCTCGGCGGGGCGATGTTTGGGTTTGCGGTGATCACCGGATCATGTGTGGCGACTCCACGGTCATGTCCGACATCGAGCGGCTGATCGGTGACGAGCTGGTCGATATGTGCTGGACCGATCCGCCCTACAACGTGAACTACGAGGGCACGGCCGGCAAGATTGAGAACGACAACATGGGCGCGGACGCGTTCCTTGCCTTTCTGACCGATGCTTTTGTTTCTGTGTTCTCGGCCGTCAAGCCAGGCGGGGCGCTCTATGTCGCCCATGCTGACACCGAGGGGCTGCCGTTTCGCACAGCCTTCAGCTCCGCGGGCTTCAAACTGTCTGGCTGCCTGGTCTGGGTGAAGCCGAGCCTTGTTCTCGGTCGGTCGGACTACCAGTGGCGGCATGAGCCGATCCTTTACGGCTGGAAGCCAGGCGCACCGCACCGGTGGTTTGGCGGCCGTAAGCAGACAACGGTCATCGATGCAGAGGATCTGCCGTTCGTCGTCAATGAGGACGGGTCGCTGTTGATCGACACGGGATCCGGCCATCTACGCGTCTCAGGTTCTGACCTTCAGGTCGAGGAGCTGGTGTCGTCGGTGCTGCGCCACGAAAAGCCGAGCCGCAATACCGAGCACCCGACAATGAAGCCGGTCGGGCTGGTGATGCAGTACCTGAAGAACAGCAGCCGGCGCGGTGATCTGGTCCTGGATCCTTTCGGCGGTTCGGGGAGCACGATGATTGCGGCGCAGAAGATCGGCCGCGTTGCTAGGCTGATGGAGCTGGATCCACGGTTCGCGGATGTGATCGTGAAACGCTGGCAGGATTTCACCGGGGGGCAGGCTGTCCTGGAAGGCACGTCCGATCGCTTTGACGATCTGCGCGGCAAACGTGGGGAGGCTGGCAAGTGACAGGGCGCGTAGGTTGGCTGCCCGCGCTGGATTGCTCGGATGTTGAATGAGCAGCTCGGGCAATCCAACATATCCGGTCAGCGTGATTGCGAAGCTGCTGAAGCTGACCGAGCGCCGGGTCCAGCAGCTGTCGAAGGAGGGCGTGATCCCGAAGGCCGAACACGGCCGCTATGAGCTTGCGGCCGCGGTTCAAGGCTATGTCGGGTACCTGCAGGAACGGATCGCGCCGCGCGGTGCCGACGGTGATCCCGAAAAGGCCGACTATCATACCGAGAAGGCGCGGCTGACCAAGTCGCAGGCTGACATGGCAGAAATGGAAGCGGCGAAGATGCGCGGAGCGCTGGTGGATGCCGAGCAGATGAAGGAGGCGCTGGATCTGGTGGTCGCCGAGGTGCGCGCCAATCTATTGAACAACGCGCCCACTCGGATCGCGGCGCGCGCGAAGTCAGAAAAGAAAGAGGCATCGATCAAGCTCATTGCGAAGGAAGAAATTGGCGCGGCTCTGCGCAAGCTGTCGACCACTGATCCGACTTCGCTGGTGGAAGCTGACTGATGTCCTGGCCGTTTGGTAGCGCCGCTCTGATGGTGGCCACCTCGTTTCTTGCTGGCTTGGCACCGCCCCCTGATTTGAAGCCGTCCGAGTGGGCGGAGCAGTCTGTTCAAATCCCCGTCGGCAACGCGATCCCTGGTCTGATCAGTTTCGACAACGCGCCGTATCAGCGCGAGCCATTGGACATGACGGCCGACCCATCGTGTCACCGGATCACGCTCAAATGGGGCGCGCAGGTTGGCAAGACGCAGTTGGCGCTCTGCGCTCAGGGTTTCAAGATCGTGCACGATCCTGTGTCGCAGCTGATGATGCAACCGTCTGAAGGCGATCTCCAGACATGGCTGACCACCAAGTTTAACCCGCTGGTCGAAGCCAACCCCGACCTTGAGACGCGGATCGCCACGCCTCGGGCACGCAAGGGGGTGAACAACACGCGGATGAAGTCCTACCCGGGAGGCTTCATCATGTTCGCTTGGTCCGGATCGCCTAAGACGCAGCGCGGCCGGTCAGCGCCGTTCATCGTCTGCGATGAAACCGACGGCTACGATCGCACGGCCGAGGGCCATCCTGTGGGTTTGCTGTGGGAGCGGGCCAACACCTTTGATGATCAGCGCAAGCTGGTAGAGATTTCGACGCCGACAATCCGCGGGATTTCGTGGATCGATCACGCCTACGAGCAGGGGGATCAGCGTCAGTTCCATGTGGCCTGTCCGCACTGCGATGCCGTCCAGACGATCGAGTGGTCAAACGTCAAATGGGACAAGAACGCGGACGGCGAGCACATGCCCGAGAGCGCCTACTATGAGTGCCGTGCGAATGGCTGCGTTTGGTCGGACACCGATCGTTACTTTGCCATCCGAAACGCCGAGCGGCTGGGGCATGGGTGGAAGGCAAAGAAGCCGTTTCGGGGGCATGCGTCCTATCATCTCAACGGGCTCTATTCCTGCTTTGTGAAATTGAAGATGATCGTGCAGTCGTTCTTGGACAAGAAAGCGGCCGGGGATCTGCAGACCTTTGTTAACGTCACGCTTGCGGAAGCCTGGGAGGAAGAGGCCGAGACGCTCGAGGTCGAGCAGCTGATCGCGCGGGCCGAGCCGTTCCCATCGAAGGTTCCGATGGAAGTCGGCGTCCAGACCTGCGGTGTCGACATGCAGGAGGATCGCCTCGAGCTTGAGCGCGTCGGCTGGGGGTTGGGCGAGGAAAGTTGGAGCCTCGATCATCAAGTCTTCTGGGGCGATCCGCTTAAACCCGAAGTCTGGAACCAGCTCTTTGACTATCTCGATCAAACCTTCGAGCACGAATCCGGGGCGCAGATGCGGATTGCCTCGGCCTGTGTCGATACCGGTGGTTCCGGTGGCCTTACCCAAGCAGCCTATGAGCAGCTACGCGGGAAGCAGCGGCGCAATATCTTTGCCATCAAGGGGGGCAAGGGGTGGGACAATCCGATCGCGTCCGCGCCGAAGAAGTCCAAGTCGGGCAAGCGCGCGCGGCCGGTGACCTTGTTCACGATCGGGGTCAATGACGCCAAGCTGATTGTGATGCGCCGGGCAAAGCAAGACACGCCTGGGCAGGGCTATTGCCACTGGCCTGTCGATCGGGATCCGGAGTGGTTTCACCAGCTGACGGCCGAGCGGTTGGTGACCCGGTTCGTGCGGGGCTTCCCAATCCGCGAGTGGAAGAAAACCCGCGACCGAAACGAGGCGCTCGATTGTCGGGTCTATGCCTATGCCGCGTTGAAAATCTTGAACCCGAATATCTTGGTGCGTCTGCGCCGGCTCAAACCCGACGACGATCATGTTGCGGAGGATGAAACGGCCGCGGGGGAACCGCCAGAGGAAGCGAAGCCAAAGGCTCGCAAGACTAGGCGAGGTAAAACGCGCCGCACACGACCTCGTGGATCAGGGCGGATCAACAATAGGTAGTCAGGTTTGCTCCATCAGTTTCCCAGCTCAGTCACGGCCGGCTTAAGCATCAAGGCCGAGGTGCATGTCGATGCATATCCGGCACCCGAGTGGACGTTGACGGCGATCATCCGTGGTCCGTCCTCGATCGATCTGGAAGCGGCACCGCTCGGGTCTGGGCATTTGTTCGCCGAAACCGCGGCCGTCACCTCGGGTTGGGACGCTGGCACCTATGCGGTGTCGGTCCGTGCTGTCTCGGGGGAGGATGTACATGAGGTCGAAGCCGGCCAGCTGACTATCGCTGCGGATCTGGTGTCGGTCGATGCCGGGTTTGAGGCACGTGGTCACGCGCAGCGGGTGCTTGCCTCGATCGAGGCGGTCATCGAGGGGCGCGCGACGAAGGATCAGGAAAGCTACGCGATCAACGGCCGGTCGCTGGTCCGTACATCGATTGCTGATCTGTTGTTGCTGCGCGATCGGTACAAGCGCGAGATCGCGCGCGAGAGCCCCAATGGAAAACGCCGACGTCTGACCGGCCGGCAGGTTAAAGTGAGGTTTGGTCGCTGATGTTTGGTTTTGGTAAAGCGCGCGAATCCGGCGAAGGCAATCGCCAGGAGCCGAGCGCGCCCGTGGTCATGGTCGAGAGCTCGATCCCGAAAGTGAGCCGGCGCAATAAGCCTATGCGCCCGGCGGTGGGTCAGCGCGGGTTCGACGCTGCGATCTCGGACAGGCTCACGTCTAATTGGTCAACCACTCCGCTGACCGCTGACCAGGTCATTGACCGCAATCAGCGCGTCCTGGTCGCGCGCTCGCGCGAGGAGGCGCAAAAGAACGACTATCTGAAATCCTTCCTGCGTCTGTGCGATCAGAATATTGTCGGTCACCGCGGCTTTGCGCTTCAGGCGCAGGCGCGTGACAATAACGGCGGGCTCGATCGGGGGGCAAACGAAGCGCTCGAGGCGTGGTGGCGCAAATGGCAGCGGGCTTCTAACTGCGATATCACTGGCAAACGCAGCTTTCGGATGATCTGCAAGGGTGCGGTCAAAACCGCTGCCAAAGACGGCGAGTTCATGATCCGCGAAATCCGCGGCCGTAACGCGGGGCCCATGCGCTATGCGCTGCAGGTGCTGGATCCGCAGCGGTGCCCGGTCGACTATAACGTTGATCGTCTCGCAAATGGTCGTTTCGTGCGCCAGGGGATTGAATTCAGCCGGGAAGGTCGGCCGCTGGCGTTCTACTTCATGACGGGTGATCCGGCCGGCTCCGGCTACACGTTCAACGGGACCAGCCTCGATCGGGTGCCGGCCGATGAGATCATTCATGGGTTCCTGGAAGATATCACAGGCCAGCGCCGGGGCATTCCCTGGGCGGCCACGTCGCTGTGGCGTCTGCACATGCTGGGCGGGTTGGAAAACGCGGCGCTGACCAGCGCGCGGACCGGCGCGTCGGTCGGTGGTTTCCTCGAGTGGGAAGAAGGCTATGGGCCTGAACCCGATGAGGAACAGCAAGAGGACGAAGAGCTCTACATCGAAAGCGCGGGTGGTGTGTTCCAAGAGCTGCCGACGGGCCTGAAATCAAAGGCATTCACCCAGCAGTATCCCTCGGGCGAGTTCGCCCCGTTCCATAAGTCGATGCTGCGCGGTGCCGGTGCCGGCATGGGCGTGGCCTACGTCAGTTTCGCCAACGACCTTGAAGGGGTGAATTTCAGCTCGATCCGCCAGGGCGTTCTGGATGAGCGTGATCACTGGATGGATCTGCAAGAGTGGCTGATCGAGACGTTGATCGATCGCTGCTATCAGTCGGCGCTGGAGCCGGCGCTGTTGATGGGGCTGGTCGTGAACAATTCGATCCGCCTGCGTCCGGAGCGCATCGAGAAATTCCGCAATGTCTATTGGCAGGGCCGTCGGTGGGCATGGGTCGATCCGACCAAGGACGTGAAAGCGGAAATCGACGCCAAGAACAACATGCTCACATCGCCGTCTGAAATCATCCGGCGTCGCGGTGATGATCCTGACACCACCTGGCGCACCTACGCCGACGATATCCAAGCCATGCGCAAGGCCGGCATTCCCGATGAATTCATCATGGCCTCGGTTCTGGGCGTGGTGCCTGGCGCTGTTCGGCCGCCAGCTGGCGAAGCAAATCAAGAAGAGGACGAGTCCGATGACAAAAATGAAACTCCTGACGCAGAATAGCGGCTTGGCCGCTGCGTTGATCGGCACCGCGCTGACCCGGTCCGTGACCGTGGAGCAGGTCAACGCCAACCGCGGCGGAGCACCGTTGCGCCGGCAGGCGGCTGTGCGCACGATCGATGAAGAGGCGCGCACCGTTGAGGTGGCGTTCAGCTCTGAGGAGCCGGTGGCGCGTTGGTTCGGCGATGAAATCCTAGACCACTCGCCGGGGGCAATGTCCGACGCGCGCCTGCGCAATGGCGCTGCCGTGCTCTGGAACCACAACCCCGATATCCAGATCGGTGTGGTCGAGACATCGTCGGTCGATGGCGATCGTCGGGGCCGTGCTGTTTTGCGCTTCGGCCGTTCCGCCAAGGCCGCCGAAATCTGGGCCGATATTGTGGACGGTGTAATCCGTCACGTGTCGGTCGGCTACTTCGTGCGCGCAATCAAAACCGAAGAGGTCGAAGGCGAGCGCGACAAGGTCACGATCACCGATTGGGAGCCGTTTGAAATCTCGATGGTGAGCGTTCCTGCAGATGCATCCGTGGGGGTCGGTCGATCGGCGGGGGAACCGCCAGAGGAACCGACCGGCGATGGCTCCAATACTCCAAAGCATTCTCAAACGCGCACAGCGCAAACTGAAACAGAAGGATCAGGCGATATGAAAATTCGCATTCTCCGCAACGCAGCCGGTCACCTGGTCCGTGCCAAGGTGGACGACAACGGCAACATCGTGGAAGAGATTGAGGTGCTTGAGCGGGCATCCGAAACACAAGCGCTGGTGACGCGCGGCCAAGAAGCCGAGCAGACCCGCGTTGCGGCATTGCTGGAAATGGGCGAGCAGTATTCGGCGCAGCAGCTGGCAGCTGATGCGATCCGCGGCAGCACGTCCGTCGATGAATTCACCCGCACTCTGCTCGATCACGTTGGTGGTGGGCGCGGGAATGGCAACGGCAACAGCGGCCGTTCCGATGATAATGGCAACCGCGCATTGGATGACAACGCAGGCGTCGTTGGCATGACGGACTCCGAGGTGGGTCGGTTTAGCTTTCTTCGCGCAGCTCGGGCCTTGCTCAATCCAAGCGACCGGTCAGCACAAGCCGCAGCTGCATTCGAATTCGAAGCATCGGCGGCCGCGCAGGAAACGATGGGGCGCAGCTCCGAAGGGATCACAGTCCCCGTCGACGTCCTGACCCGCGCGCTGAATACGTCGACCTCCGGTGCCACGCCGGGCGACACAGGCGGGTTCTTGATCGATACCAACCTGGCCACGCAATCCTTCATCGAAATGCTTCGCAACCGCGCCACGTTGCTGCAGCTGGGGACGCCGATGGGCGGTCTGGTCGGCAATCTGGATGTGCCTGGTCAAACCGGCTCGGGCAACGTGTTCATTGTCGGTGAAGACGAAGATGTCGGCGAGGGCAGCATGGACGCTGGGCTGGTCAAAATGAGCCCGACCACCATTGGTGTCTTTGGCCGGGTGACGCGTCGCATGATGCAGCAGTCTTCGATGGATGTTGAGCTGCAGTTCCGTAGCTCTTTGGCAACGGATCTGGCGCTCGGTATCGATTGGTACGGCTACTATGGCGACGGCGTCGGGAATAACCCGCTGGGCATCTTGAACCACTCCGGTATCAACGCCGTGGCCTTCGCGGATATTCAGCCGACCTATGCGGAGATCATCGAAATGGAGAGCGAGGTCGCACTCGACAACGCTCTGACGGATTCGGTGCGCTACGTGGGTAACTCCAAGTTCCGCGGTCACTGTAAGTCGACCGAGAAGTTTGCCAACTCGAATGGCCAGACGATCTGGGAAGACGGCGGTACCGTAAATGGGTCGACAGCCGAAATCACCAACCAGTTCGATAACGGCGATGTGCTGTTTGGCAACCTGCGCGATGTCTACATCGGTCTGTGGGGTGCGCTGGATATCCTGGTCGATCCCTACACCCAGTCGCTGTCGGGGACGCGCCGCGTTGTGCTGCACCAGGACTTCGATATCGCCGCGCGCCGCACCGAGAGCTTCTGCCTCGGCCGCAAGCCGACGGCATAACGATCTGAGCCGGCCGATCAGGCCGGTTCGCTCCCTCTGACCTCTTTAATCTTAGGATTTCAAAATGGCTGAAAAGACAGTGAAAGTTAAAATCACCTCCGCGATCGCGATTGCGGGCAAAATCAAAACGCCTGGCACCACGGTGGAGATTGGGGAGGATCTGGCAAAGAACCTGATCAACCGCGGCCGCGCCGAGCTGGCGAAGGGCAAGGCTGCCAAAGCTGAAGGCGAACTGGGCAAGATGAAGGTCGCGGACCTGAAGGTTATCGCGGCCGAGCTTGAAATTGACGGGTATGACGGCATGAACCAAGCCAAGCTGATTGCCGCCATCGAAGAAGCGCGCGACGCGTAACCCATGCCCCATCCCGATTGGGAGGACATCTCCGCTTTTTTCGAGCTCGAGGAATTTGCCACCACGGCAAGCATCACCAGAGCTTCGGAAAAGGTGGCAGATGTCCTTGGCATTTTTGACGATCCAAGCCAGATGGCGACCTTGGGCGAGTTCGAATTCGACGGCCCAGGGCCGCGGTTCGTTTGCCGCGAAGACGAGGTGTCGCAGGTTCTGCGCGGCGACACGGCCGTGATCGAGGGGCGCACCTTCGATGTTCTGGAGGAGCCACAGTTGGACGGTACGGGGATCGCCACGCTGATCCTGGCAGTGCCGAATGTGATCTACAATGCTGGCCTTTGATTTTGACGACGGTCAGCTCGACAAGATCGCGGCCGAGTATGCGGCAACCCCCAAACAGGTAGACCTCTCTCGATCGCGCGCGCTGAAGCGCACGGCCGCGACCCTTCGGCGTATGGCGTCCACTGGCCTGCAGACGGAGCTCGGGCTGCGGAATGCTAAGGCGCTGCGCCGTCGCCTGAAGGAGTACAAGGTGGGCAAGGGTAACAACGCTTTGAAGCTGTGGTTTGGTGCCAATGATCTGCCGGTGTCAGCATTCAAAGGCCGGCCGCAAAAGGTCGATGGCGGGATCAAATTTGGCGACACGATGGTCCACGGCGCGTTTTTTGCGAAGGTGGGTGGTAAGCGCAAAGTCATGAAGCGGTACGGGTCGAAGCGATGGGCGATCGGCGAGGCGACGCTGTCGGTTGCCGATCGGATGATGATCTACCTCGAGGACGAGGTCTTTGTGGATATCGACAGCATCTACATGAAGCATTTTCTTGCTGAAATTCGGGCGCGCACAATCTTGGGAGTTGGATGATGGCTGAAGCACTTGATTTGGGCGCTGCCCTGGACACGGTCGTGGCCACGCTGGCGGCGGCGTTTCCGACCTTCAAGACGGTCGCGGCCGAAGATGAGACGCGCAAAACTTTGGAAGTGCCGGCCATCATCGTTCAGATGTCGGAGCTCGAGCCTGATCCCGACAAGGATCCGCATACGGGCCAGTTTCCGTGCCTGGTTCGGATCGAGGCGCGCATCGTGCTCGGGTACCGGACACCGAAAGTGCGGCGCGAGGTGCTGAAGGCAGCCGGCGCGCTCGCGGCCGCGGTGCACAGTAACCGATTGGGGGTCGCCTGGGGCGCGGCCGCAGTCTTGGCTGTTGAACCAGATGAGTTTGCGCCGCAAGCGGACCAATATGACGTCTGGCGCGTCGAGTGGGCCCATGCGGCTGATATCGGTCCGAGTTACTTTATCGATGACGGGGTGACACCGTCGCAGCTGCTGACGTCCTGGTCACCGGATATTGGGCCGGCGCATGAGCAGGAGTATGTGGCGGAGGGCGGCGATGTCTGAGTTCACCTTATCGCAGCTGATGCAGGCCGTGGAGCGCATGATAATGGTAGCCACGGTCACGGCGCGCGAAGGCGATCGTGCCAAGGTCAAATGGGCTGACGGGGCGGAGAGCGATTGGCTTAAGATTGCGCAGCTCGGATCGGAGCAGCTGAAGTTCTGGATTCCGCCATCGGTCGGCACTCAGGTGGTGGTGCTTTCGCCTGGTGGCAATACTGCGCATGGCATCATCTATCCTGGTCCCTTTGCAGGTGGTGTGCCAGCCGGCAACTTTGCCGGCACGATCACCGGTACCGGCGATGTCGTGGCGTCCGAGATCAGCTTGGTGTCTCATGTGCATGGGGGCATTCAGCCTGGTCCTGGCGACACCGGCACTCCGAAGTAGCGCAGTGGGGAACCGCCAGAGGATCGCAGCGCGTGTCCTGTCCAATGTGGGCGCATGTATGGGATCAGCGCACTCACAGGCCGTAAATTGGGCGGCATCGACCACCTCCGGCAATCCATCCGGGATATCCTGACGACCCCGATCGGGTCGCGGGTGATGCGTCGCGACTATGGATCCCGTTTGTTCGATCTTATCGACGCGCCGTATTCGTCAGCGACCAAGCTGGCGATCATCGCGGCAACGGCCGAGGCATTGATCACATGGGAGCCGCGTATCGATGTGGACACTGTGACGCTTCGGACCTTTGAGCCTGGCAAAATCATCATTGATCTCAGCGGCCGCTATCTGCCCGACGGCCGCGAAGTCACCATTGCGGGGATCGAGGTCGGATGAGCGCGTTCACGGCAATCAATCTTGAGCGTCTGCCCGCTCCGGTGATCATCGATCGCAAGGATTTTGAAACGATCCTGGCAGAAATCAAGGCATGGCTGGTCGCGCGTGATCCAAGCCTCGTGCAGATCATGGGGTTGGAAAGCGAGCCGATCACCAAGGTACTAGAGGCATGGGCATATCGTGAGCTGCTGTTGCGGGCTGAAATTGACGATGCCGGCCGCGGCAACATGCTGGCGTTCGCGGGTGGTGCGCAGCTGGACCATCTGGCGGCGTTCTATGGTGTTGAGCGCGCGGTGATCCAGCCAGCCGATCCTGCGGCACTTCCGCCTGTGCCGGCCGTGCTCGAGGATGACGTCCGGTTCCGCTCGCGTGTGCAACTGGCACTTGAAGGGTTCACCACGGCCGGGCCACGCGGGTCGTATGTGTTCTGGGGGCTGTCGGCCTCGTCCTTGGTGAAAGACATTAGCGTTGAATCGCCATCGCCTGGTCAGGTCCTGGTCACGGTTCTGTCGGATGACGGGGACGGCAGCGGCGATGCTGCGCTGATCCAGACGGTGTCTGACAAGCTGAATGACGAGGACATCCGGCCGCTGACAGATCAAGTCATCGTGCAGGGCGCATCGATCGTGCCGTATCAGCTCGAGGCCGTGCTGACGCTCTATGAGGGGCCCGATGCGGATGTTGTGCGCGCGGCCGCTGAGGCGTCGGTTTCTGCGTTCGTTTGGGACCAGCACCGCTTGGGTCATGACATCACGGTTTCTGGGCTGCATGCCGCGTTGCATCTGGCGGGTGTGCAGAAGGTGACCTTGGTCAGCCCCGGCGCTGATCTTGAGATTGATGCGTCTGAGGCTGCCTATTGTACCTCGGTATCCGTGACTGTCGGGGGGCGTGATGTCTGATCTGCCCACCATTTTGCCGCCAAATGCGCAGGAGATTGAGCGCGAGCTGGAGCAGCTGTCTGGCCGCTTGCTCGGTTTTGGCGATCCGATCGCAGCGCTTTGGGATGCGTCTGTATGTCCGGAGCACCTTTTGTCCTATCTGGCCTGGGGATTCTCGGTCGAAGTCTGGGACAGCAGCTGGAGCGTGGACCAGAAACGGCAGGTTCTTGTCGATGCGGTTCAGGTTCACCGAGCAAAGGGAACCGTGGGCTCGGTGCGCCGGGCATTGTCCGGCATCGGCTTTCGAACCGATATTTCCGAGTGGTTCGACTATGCCGGCGATCCGCACACCTTCCGCGTCGATGCGTTTGGTGAGCATGTGTTTGCGGCCGGCATGTCGATCGACAGTCGCACCTTGGCGTTGGTCACATCGATCCTGGTCAATCTTAAACCTCAGCGCTCTCATTTCGAGCTCCGCATTGGGGAGCGGTTCGATACGGACGTGTATGTTCGGTCTGGCGCGCGCGGTCGTACGCGCTCCGATTTGAGCCATGACCCCAATCCCCGGACGCGCGTGTCGGTCGGGACCACGCATATGCGGGTTGGGGCGCGGCCGCGCCAGATCAGCACAGTTTACCATGATGTTCAGCCAAGGGATGCCGCCTAATGCCCACCACCATTCTCACCGATATCGCCGAGGCAAAAATCACCCAGGCTGCCGGCTCAGGGTCGCAGGTTGCGATCACGCATGTGGCATTGGGTGACGGCAACGGGGCCAGCTACAACGGGGACTTTGACCAAACCGCTTTGCGACGGGAACGTGTCCGGGTGCCGATCGAGCGCCGGCATATTGTCTCGCCGAGCGCATGGCGCGTGAAGGCCGAGTTCGGGATCGACACTCTCGCATTCGATGTCCGTGAAGCCGGGTTCTTTGATGCCGATGGGGATCTGATTGCGCTTTGCACGTTCCCCGCGGCCGAGGTCCGTCGCACCGGGGCGATCGTCTATCTAATCGATCACGTGCTGAATTTTAGCCGGGTCGCCGAGGGGCTGATCATCGTCGAAGCACCCGATGACGATCTGTTCGACCACGTGGTTATCGATCTGGAAACGCAGGCGCTCACCTATTCCACCCAATACGATCTGCAGATGGCCGTGCGTGCCCTGCAGGCGGCAACTTAAGAGGACGAAAATATGAGCATTAACGATATCAACAATGCTGCAGCCGCGATGAACCAGCTGAAGGCGCGGTATGAGGGTTTTCTAGATGATGCGGATGCTGAGATCGCGCAGCGACAAGGTGCTTATGACGGGCTTGCTGCGAACCTCACAGGCATTGTCAGAGGTCAGATGGATTTTGTTGCTAAAGTTGACCCAAATCTTGCCGAGTTCAGCCTTGTCGACAACGGGACATTCCCGACTATCGCATCTGCAATCAATGCAGCGCCTTTCGGCAGTAATGTATTTATCAATCTGCCGCCTGGCGGCGAATATTCAATTGATGAAGCGATTACACTCAATGGGAAAAACGTCATTCTGTACAAGTTTGGGGCCGGTATTAACCCGGTGGTCAAGCCAACGGCCTATCTAACGGGAGGTGAAAACTACTTCTTTGGATTCAGCGCCTCTCGCGGGGGGACAATCCGTTTTTCCTCTGTTGATGTGACATTTCCGGCAAAAGCTGACGAGGCGTATGGCTGGTCCAGCCTGGCAACGATGATGCGCTACAACCACGCAGGATTTTCACAATCTAGCTACTATCTTTCCACTATCACGGGTGCTGAAGGATTGGGTTTGACCAGCGCCCATGTGGGCGGTGTTGCTGTTTTGGGCCTTTACGGTTGCACGTTGGACGGGGCCATCTTCGGGGTGCGGAACGCCGACACCGGAGTGGCGATTATCTCTGCCAGTGTCGTCACTTTGACAAACGGGGCCGCCTTAAATCAAGGCGGAACGATCGGCGTAAACCTGCTAAAAACTTAAGGTGAATTAATGTTTGATATCACACACGAAGGGCGTACGACGCTTTCTGTAGACCGCGAAGGCGCTTTGGCACTCGGGTATCCTGAAACCGTTATTGCGGTTGCCGAAGCCGGTATCCGAATGTCAGCTGTAAAAAACGAGTGCCGCCGTCGGATCTATGCGGCAGCTTCAGCTGAAACGCAGATGAATATGGCGACGGCTGCTGCGGTCATCTCTGCGAAAGAGGCCAGCGCTCGTTCAGAGGACGAGGCTGCTATCCTAACGGGGCTCGATGATGCGATCGGGTGGGTGGCGCAGATGCGCAGCCGTGTAACCGAGCTGGCAGACGATGCGGCGCTTGATATCGCTGATGACGCCAATTGGCCTCGCTTGCCGGATGGCGCGCGCGACGTCGTCGATAAGTTCTGAGCCGGCTCGAGGTTGATCCCATGATCGCCTTGGCTTTCTACAAGGGGCACGGGCAGCTGCTCGATCGGGTGATCCGTTGGGTCACCCGATCTTCGTTCAGCCATGTCGAAATTCTGCGCGCGGTGCCGGCCATGTCTGACTATGGTTCTGAAGCGCGCGCCTGGTCATCGAGCGGCCGCGATGGCGGGGTGCGCGAGAAGTCGATCACCTTCAAACCGGGGCATTGGGAGTTTGTTTCCATTCCTTGGGCGGAGCCGACCGCGATCGACCGGGTGATCGCCGAGATTGGCAATCCATACGACTATGCCGGCTTGCTGGCGTCACAGGCGCTGAACCTGCGCCGGCATCGACAGGGCCAGTGGTTCTGCTCCGAAATCTGCGCCCATGCCCTTGAGCTGAGTGCACCGCAGGAGCTGTCGCCAGGCGGGCTATATTGCCGTGTTTTGGAAATGAACCGCGCCTATCTCGCCGGCTGGACGCGCGCGGGGGAACCGCCAGAGGATTGAGCCGCGGTGCGGTGGAATGCTTGGGGCAACAGTTCACATCCGCAAGCGAGGTCACTATGGCATTTCTTCACGGCGTCGAGGTCATCGAGATCGATGCAGGTCCACGTCCCATTCAGACGGTCAAGTCATCCGTCATCGGCATTGTGGGCACCGCGCCCGACGCCGATCCTGATGCATTCCCCCTAAACACGCCGGTCCTGGTCGCCGGCTCGCGCAAGGAAGCGGCCGGTCTGGACACCGTCGGTACCGCGCTTGGCACCTTGCCGGCCGCGATGGACGGCATCTTTGATCAGATCGGCGCGGTCGTCATTGTTGTGCGGGTTGAGGAAGGGGCTACTGAAGCTGAAAGCCTGGCCAATGTGATTGGTGGCGTGAACGCCGTTGATGGCAACTTCGAAGGTGTACATGCCCTGGTTGGTGCTGAGAGCGTTGTCGGGTTTTCCCCGCGCATCTTGATTGCTCCTGGCTTTACCCACCAGCGCCCGTTGGACAACGCCAACCCGGTTGTCGCGGAGCTGCAGGGCATCGGGGACCGTCTGCGCGCTGTCATTATAGCCGATGGGCCCAATACCAACGATGCCGACGCGATCACCGCGGCCGGCGACTTCGGGTCGGATCGCATCTATCTGATCGATCCTTGGCACAAGGTTATGGTCGGGTCCGATATCGTGTCGGTGCCGGCTTCGTCCCGCGTTGCCGGCTTGATTGCTAAGGTGGATAACGACACTGGGTTCTGGGCATCGCCATCCAACAATCTGCTGGGCGGCGTGATCGGTACCAGCCGGCCGGTCGACTTCAAGCTGGGCGATGCGAGTGCGCGCGCCAATCTGTTGAACGAGGCCAAGGTTGCCACGACGATCCGCCAGAATGGCTACCGTCTCTGGGGCAACCGGACCCTGACCGACGATACCAAGTGGATCTTCCTCAGCGTTCGTCGCACGGCCGATATCATCAACGACTCGCTGTTGCGCGCTCACCTGTGGGCCGTCGATCGGGGCATCACCAAAACCTACGTCTCGGACGTAGAGGAGAGCGTGAATGCCTACCTTCGGGATCTGGTCGCTTTGGGCGCGATCCTGGGCGGGCGGTGCTGGGCCGATCCGGACCTGAACTCGGCTGCAAATATCCAGCTCGGCAAAGTGTTCTTCAACTTTGATTTTACCCCGGTCTATCCGGCCGAGCATATCACGTTCCGTTCGCACCTGGTGAACGACTACATCGAGGAGGTGTTTAACTGATGGCTGCTGAAGATATCCTGAAATATCTAAATCTGTTCGTTGATGGCCGTGGCCATGCGGGCAAGATCGAGGAATACAGCCCCCCTGACCTGACGGTTTCGACCGAAGAGTTCCGCGGGGGCGGTATGGACGCGCCCATCGATCTCGACATGGGCCAAGAGAAGATGACCACGTCCTTCGTGCTCACATCCTACGATCGTGACGTGCTGTCCCTTTGGGGCATCAAAGACGGCTCGGTGGTTCAGCTGACGGCGCGCGGGTCGCTTGAAAGCCTAGATGGCACCAAGACGGCCGTGGCGCATCACATGCATGGCAAGATCATCTCGGTGGCGCGCGGTACCTGGGGTTCGGGGGCAAAGCCGTCGCTGACCTTCACTGTGAGCCTGCGGTACTACCGTGAGGTCCACGGTGGCGTCGATATCAACGAGATCGATGTCGTCAATATGGTGCGCAAAGTGCGCGGCGTGGATCAGCTCGCTGAGCACCGCGCAAACATCGGCCTGTAAGGAGCATTCATGGACAATCAAACTAAGCCGGATTGGCTGGTCGAAAATGACGACGGGTCGCTCACGATCAACTTTGAAAGCCGGCCGCCGAAGATCGACGGGACGGAAGTCAAAAGCCTGAAGATGCGCGAGCCGTTTGTCGATGATCAGCTGGCTGCGGATTCTGCCGGGTCCAGCAGCGCGCTGTCTGAAATCGCGCTGATTTCCAACCTGTGTGAAATCTCACCGGAAGCGGTGCGCTCGATGACCATGCGCCAGTACAGCCGGCTGCAGACGGCGCTCTCGGTTTTTATTGGCTGACCCGTGAACAAGTCCGGGCGGGGTCACTTCGGCTCGCCCGGCACACCGGATGGGCCGAGCGTGAAATCATGGCCATGCCGGTCAGTCGTTTCATCTGGTGGATAGAAGGCCTTCCGAAGAATGAGTAAAAACCAACGCCTAAACGCAACGATCACGATTGGTTCGGTTCTCGAGCAATCGGTCAAGCGCAACATGGGTTTCCTAAAATCTGGGCTGTCCCAAGTCGGCGATGCGATCAAGGGTGTCGAGCGCCGGCAAAAGGAGCTCGATCGCCAGCGTAACGTTCTGCGCAAGCAGGGTCAGTCCGTTGAGCACCTCGATCGTGAGTATGAAAAGCTCGAGCGGACGCTGGTGGATCTGCGCCGCGCCCAGGAACGCTGGAACCGCGCGGCCGCAGCGTCGCGCCGTGTGGGGTCCACCTTCAGTAATATGGCATCTGGCATCGGCCGGAACGCGCGCCAGATCGCGATCGGTGCGACCTTGGCCGGTGGCGCAATCTTTGGCCTTGCCAATTCGACAGCGGATCTCGGGGATAACGTCGCCAAGACGGCCGACAAGCTGGGGATCGGTCTGGGCGCGCTGCAGGAGCTGCGCTATGCGGCCGAGCGGTCAGGGGTCGCCACGGGCACCTTCGACGGCGCTTTGGAAAAAATGACCAAGAACATCGGTCTGGCGCTCGAGGGGACCGGTGCCCAGAAGGATGCGCTGGACGCCTTGGGTCTTTCAGCCGGCCAGCTCGCTAATCAGCTGCCAGAGGAGGCGCTGGCCTCGATCGCGGACAAGCTGCAGGGGGTAGAGACGCAGGCGGAAAAGGCCGCGCTCGCAAACGATCTGTTCGGCCGGTCGGGTATCGGTCTGCTCAACATGCTGAAGGACGGCTCTAAAGGGCTGACGCAGCTGCGCGAGGATGCGCGGCGCACCGGCTATGTGCTGTCGGATCAGGCCGCGCGGGATGCCGAAGTCTTTAAGGACACGCTGCTCGATACACAGCTGGTCATGGCCGGCCTGAAGAACACGGTCGGCTCTGCACTGATGCCGGTGGTGACGCGCTCTATGCGCCGCATCGGCGACGCTCTGGTGGGTAACCGGGCTGAGGTGGAGCGTTGGGCCAACGGGTTTGCTGATGGCGCTGAGAAGGCGCTTCCGGTCATCGGCGAGATTGCGTCGGGCATCGGTGCGATCGGGTCCGTGGTCTGGTCGGTGACCGAAGGCACGGCCGATATGATTGGCGGCTGGGAAAACTTCGGGATGGTGGTCGGGGCGGTTCTGGCGTCGCGTACGATCGTGCGTGTTGCCAAGTTTGGGGGCGCAGTGTTCAGCCTCGGCCGCGCCATGCTGTCCCTGGCCACAGCGTCGCCGATCGTCGTTGGTGCGATCCGGGCGATCGGGTCTGCTCTGGTCATGAACCCGATCGGGGCGGCGATCGCCGTCATCGCGGGTGGGGCATATCTCATTTACCGCAATTGGGAGAGCGTCGCGCCCTGGTTCAAAGGACTTTGGGGTGATGCGAAGGGGTACTTTCAGGGGTTTGGCAACTTCGTCGGGGGTGTCTTCACCGGAGATATGGAACGCGCCGAGAAGGGTGTGCGGGCAATGTGGGACGACACCACATCGTTCTTCGATCGGACCTTGAGCGGCATTGGTGCCGTGTTCTCTGCGACCTATACAAACCTCATCAAGCCGGCGACCGATGCGATGGGGATCACTGGGCCAATCGAGGCAGCATGGCGGCAGGCTGGCAGCGTGTTGGGTCCGGTGCTGTCCGATATCGGTTCGTACTATTCGGATCTGGGCGATGTGGTCGCTGGCACCTTTTCCGGTGATATGCAGCGCGCGTCAGATGGGCTCGGGCGCATGTGGAAGTCGGCGCGGTCGGTCATGGACGGGATCCTGGGCGGCATCGGCGACAGGTTCCGGTGGATCTATGACAATGTGATCAAGCCGGTGACCGATGCGATGGGGGTGACCGCGCCGATCGAGCGCGTCTGGTCGACCCTTTCCGGTGCCATCGACACGACGCTCGGTGCGATCGGTTCCGTCTTCGACACGACCTGGTCTGGGCTGGTGAAACCGGTCATCGATGGGCTGGCTGCGACCGGTGGCATCGGGGCTGCGTGGGAGGCGGTCAAAACCGCCATTGATCCTGTGCTGACCTGGATCGGCGACAAGTTCACCACGTTGATGACCTTGATCAAACCCGTGATCGAGGCGTTGAAATGGGGCTATGAGAACGCGCAGCGCGCCGGCAATGCGATCGGCTCGGCCGTTGGGTCTGCGGTGGCCACACGGGTTGAGCCTGGCAAAGTCTCGGGGCTCGGCAACACTGCGTCAAATGACAACGCGGCACCGATGACCAGCTCGGCCGCAGAGAAGCTATACGGAATCAAACCGCAGAAGAACGCCTTGGGCGGACCCTTCCGTCCTGGCTGGCACCTGACGGGCGAGCTCGGTCCGGAGCTCAAGTTCGAGAACCGCTCGGGGTACGTGGCGAACAACCGCGCTATGCGCCAGCTTGCCGGCTATGCCGATCGTGTCGGTTCTGTGTTTAGCCCGGCTGCGCGGTCGGTGAAAAAACAAGGCGCGCGTGTTCTGGATATGATGCGCGGAAGCGGCGGGGTCGCGCGGCCGGTCAGCAATCGCGGTGTAATGCCTGATAATCTGGGCCGCGGCAGCCCGAGGGTAAAAATTCCAGCGCAGCCGGCACGTCGCAGCAGCGCGGCCGCGCGGCCGGTTCGCGATGGAGGTGCCCGTGTCGTGGATAAACTGCGTCGCAGCAGCCCGCGGGTGGGTATTCCTGTGCAGCCGGCGCGGCGCATGGGATCCGCTCCGCTTACCTCGAGTGAACGCGGTCAGTCGCGCCGGCCTGATGTCGACGGCATGATGGCGCGCATCGAGGCCGTATTCTCCCAGACGGCCGCGCCGGCACTGGCAGCAGCTCCTGCGCAGGCATCGCAAACCGTCACCAACCACTACACGATCAACGCGCCTGGGGCTGACGCTCATGAAGTCTTGCGGCTCCTGAAGCGTGAAGAGCAACGCAACGCCGGCAACGGTCTATTCGATCGCGCGCCGGCCACGGGGCCGTTTGGGAGATAACGATGGCAGAAGTCATGATGCAGCTCGGGTTCTTTCAGTTCTCCCTGGATAGCGCAGCCTACCAGCGGCTCAGTCGATCGGCTGAGTATCGGTGGGCCCGTCAGGCGCGGATTGGGACCAATGATGCGCTGCAGTTCACTGGCCTGGGCCCGGAGACTGTGGAGCTCGAGGGCGTGATCTATCCCCACTTTCGGGGCGGGCTGAAGCAGATCGACAAGATGCGCACACAGGCAAGCCTTGGGCTGCCGCTGCCCCTGGTATCTGGCATCGGTAAGGTGCTCGGCCTGTGGGTCGTGGAAGGCGTCACCGAGGGTCAGGAAGTCTTTGCCTCGCAAGGCATCCCGCATCGGCAAGATTTTACAATGAGGATGGCAAGATATGACGGCGGTGTCCGATCTCTACTTCGTTTCTTCTGAGGGCGATGTCCTGGACCAGGTCGTGGCTGCGCACTACGGGGACACCCTGGGCGGCAAGGTGGAGGCGGTTCTTGCTGCTAACCCTGGTCTGGGCGCGTTGGGGGCTGTGCTCGATCCTGGCGTTCGCATCCGGCTGCCGGATCTGGATACTTCAGAGCCTTCTGAAACGGCGCAGCTATGGGGCTGATGGATTTTCGGCCGTTGGTGCAGGTCACGATCAACGGGGTTCCGCTGTCGGGCTTCGTGTTCTCGCAGCTGAGTTCGGTGCGCGTGTCCGATACGGCCGGCTTCATATCGGACACCGCTGAGATCACCTTCGCTAATACGTCGCCACTGTCGCGCTTTGCCATGCCGGAGCCGGGTGCCGAGGTCGCGATCGCCCTAGGGTATCTCGGGGAATTCTTGCAGATGGGGCTCTATATCGCCGATGAGGTCGAGGAGAGCTCGCCCCCTCGCATGATCACGGCCGTGTGCCGCGCCAAAGCGCAAGGCGAGACACAGAGCGGCTTTGCCCCGATCAGCCAGCAGAAGTCCCGGTCGTGGCCAGCTGGCATGACACTTAAGGCGATCGTCACCACCATTGCCGGCGACAACGGGCTCGAGCCGGCCGTGACGGAAGCCGCGGGGTCCATCGTGCCTGGTCACATCGATCAGCTGGATGAAAGCGACCTGTCGGTTCTGACGCGTATTGCGGTGCTGCATGATCTCATTGCGAAGCCGGCCGGTGGCGTTCTCTATGTCGGTCGCAGGGCGGAGGGGGTGAAAGCCTCGGGGCAGCCAACGGCGGCAGTGGTGCTGCAGGAGGCCGATGTAACCCGCTGGTCAATGCGCCGGGGGCTCAGTGAGGCGACCGGTACAATCATCGCCACCTATCGGGATCTCGAGAAGGCCGAAGATGTCGAGGTGAAGGTCGGGGAAGCGGAGCCGGTGCGCCGGCTGCGCCAGCGGTTCCGCTCTGAGGAAGAGGCGCGCGCTGTCGCGACGGCCGAGTCGCGCCGTGCCGGCCGCGCGAAGGAGACGCTCGAGGTGGAGCTGCCTGGCAACCCCTCAATCGCGGCCGAGGGACGCTTAATCCCGATCGGGTTCAGCGCGGCCGCATCCGGCGTTTGGGTTGTGAAAACGGCGACCCATGAAGTCTCCGCGGGAGGCTATCGTACGATGGCCCAATGCGAGCGACCGGAGTAGGGAACCCGCCAGAGGCACCATTTTGTCCACGCGGCCATCTTGGCCGGAAATGTCTGCACCTGGAGCCTGTCTGCATGTCTGAAGAAGAAACCCCGCGCGCGGGGCTGATCAACTGGTCGGAGTGGCGAAAGGATGGCGGTAAGTTTTTCCGCATCACCGTCATTGGGGCCTTCGCTGCGTGGGGTGGTGCCTATGTCCCCGTGGTCAATGAGCTGGTGTTCTCACCCTGGCGCTTAGGCGACAAGGTGGATGCGAATACCCAGACGCTGTCGCACTTGGTCGAAGACGTCAAAGTGCTGCAGCGGCCGGATGTGATTTTTCGGATATCACGGTCGGATGTATTGGGGCCCCGGTGCGGGGGCGGGCGCAGCTGCGCGATCGAGGTTGAAATTGAGCGGAGTGAGGAGGGGCGAAACTGTCAGATTGTGCCGGGGAAGACCCTCTATTCCTTCCGCAACCCTCGCACCGATGCCAGCTTGTACGTTCGCCTCGACCGGCCGGTGCAAAGTCAGAATGTCGGGTCAAAGCCAATCACATTCCAGTATCAGGTAACCGCGCCATATGGTTTGGAACCCAACGCAGAGTTTTGCTTGGAGCCGCTATACACAAGCTGCCCTGGTATGTCGGACGGGGATGCGGCGATCCGTGCAAACCGTAGCTGCACGGCCGTACCCGTTGAACGCTAGGCTCATTGTAGAGGCGGCACGATTCCACTGTTGCAGAGACGGTTCTCTATGCGCCCTAGGGGCGGAATTTTTACAAATCAGCAAATGGCTGCGATGGATTGCGAAGCGTATACGTTCAGCGTCCACCTGGCTTTTGAACGGGGGCTGTGCCACGCTAAATAAGATAATCTGGAGGTCACTTCAAAACCGAGGGCTTTTGAGAGCGCGTGAGCGGTCCTTAACCTAAAGCGAAACTTGCAAGGTTTTGAGGGCGGCCCTATCGTTCGTAATCCGCTCATTTCTGGAGGGAAGATCTAGTGACAAATGCTCCATTCGTTCGACCGAAAATCACGAAATTCTTTGAAGCAGAAATGTTACCGAATTATCAGCGGGGGAGCTTTTGGTTCGGCACTTTAAAGCGATACCGAATGATTGAGGCGAAAGAGACTGATATGGTCGTGGAGCCGCGCTTCTCTGATAGGCGAGAGGGCATCATCGAACATGCACTGAACCTTGAAACGGGTTATGCAGCAAATATCAAAATAGGTAGTTCAAGCATTAGTAATTGCTTCTTCGAGGGTTTCGATACTGACATACTTGTGGCGCAGGAGTTTAACGAATTTACCTTTTGCGCCTCGTGGGGAGCTTATTCTCGTCAGCAGCACCTAGATATAAAAAATGGTTCAACAAGTGTGGCAGGGACAAAATATCAAGGGAACCCTAAGCTTACACATTTTGCAGAAATCGACTTATTTGACTTTTTAGGCGCAGTAAGTTTGGAAGCGCCAAGATCGCCATTGTGGGCCACCACACTACCAGAAAACGAATATTTGCTTCATAGCCGTGTCGAATATGGGCGGACCGAAAGATCATTTTCTATTCCGCCGTCTTTTGACAGTAGTAGCATTGTTTTGAATGCCAATGATTATCTGCGAACATTGTTTACTAAACCACCCCACTTTTCACCGGAAAATGAATTTCGGGTAGTCCTGCGTGCCAACGCGCCGAATTCCCTTGAGGGTGATCCTGCGGGTATGAAATTGGTTCATAAGAAATTGCGTCGTTCCATACGAAGAATTGGGAGCCTCGACTGA